TCATCAAGAAATTTAATAGGCATTATTACTCCACCACGGCTTGTCGGCCATTGATTGTGATTTTTGTACCTTTAGGTAACTTAGCAGCTTCAGCATCTGCAACAGAAGTAAAGTCAGTTTTTAAGTTTCCCGGCCTACGACGAAAGACAACCTCAATCTGTTTGTCTGTAAACAGTTCAGATGCTTTTGCAGTATCTCTTAACTGTTGTTCTTCAAGATTAAGACGCTCATCAGCCTTCTGTTTAAGAACTTCAGCAATCTTCTTTAATTTACGCAACGTATCTACAGTAGGCGTACCGCTTGCTAAAGTCGCAACAGTGTCTGAAATGCGTCCAATTAAAGAAGGATCAATACCGTAAGCTTGAACGTCTTTAGCACTTAACTGTACTTCTCCTGATGCCTTAGCAAGGTTACGAGATAGGCTAGAAACAGCAGCAAAGTTATTACTTTTAAGTGCTAAGTTTGCAAAATCAATAGCGTCATTGGCTGCGTCAGATTGGTCTTGGTAAGGCTTAGTAACTGCTTGTATATCTTTACGTAAACCTGTGACATCACCAGCTTCTTTCACACCCGGAAGAACATTATTAATGACAGGCTTACCAGCAGCCTTCTGTTTAATGTCTTCGTCTAACAAAGCAGCGTTGATCCTTGCAACTTGCTCTTTAGTATACTGACCATACTCAGCGTTATCACCAAAGCCCAGCTCAACAGCCTTGGCAATAAAAGCAGAAGTAGGTTTAGCAAGTTTATCAATACGTACTAAGTCACCTTTACCAGCTACGAAGTTATTAATACTTTCTGTAGTAAAGTTACCAGTCTTTGCAAGCTCTTGCTTCCTGCCTTCAGCGGAAATACCATAACGATTAGATTGTGCTTCAGCTAGCTTTGCATCTGCCTCAGCAGCAGTCTTATTAGCTTCACCAATGTTTTTAATAGCTGCTTGATACTTGCCATACAAGTCCTGTGCTGCTGGCGTATCTCCTGCTTTGTTAGCTTCCTGAGCGGCACGTAACAGACTCTGAGGATCGTTGATGTCAATGCCTTGCATCATCTGTTGCCGTTGCTGGATACGTTGCATCTCAGGGTCTTGAGCGCCTAACATTCCACCAATGCCACGACCTAAAGTAGCCCCTAACTTATAACCAAACATCGCCCCTTGATCGCCATAGTTGTTGACGAAGTTAGATGCTTGTTGTTCAAGTTGAGCGTTACGTTGTGCTTGAAGTAACTCAGGAGTCATCCCGAATAAACCACCTACGATATTATCAGCCATTTCTGTACTCCTCTTAAATGTTAGCCCAGTTCAGGCCTGGATACTGTGATGGCGATGCGTAACTAGTTGGCTGTGACGCTGACTGATAGAACCCTTGATTAGAAGGTGCATAAATCTGCGAAGTAGTTGCCTGTCCCGGGCCAAAGTATTGACCAAGGCCTTGCATAGCAAAATTACCTAACTGAGCACCACCACCTTGACCTGTAATATCAAAACCAGAAGCGCCTGATAAACCACCAGTAGCGTAGTTAAGGCCTGTATTAGCAAGACCACCTAAAAGACTCTGCCCAAACGAAGGAGACATAGAAGCTTGGAACCTAGATTGTGCTCCTGCCAAAGTGCCTTGTAAGTTACCTTGTGCACCTTGCTGAGCAGCACCAGTACGTAGTTGACCCATCTCTAAGCCTTGACCAAGTAAGTTTTGACCAAGACCTTCAACACCTTGAGCAGCACTCAAGTTAGCCCTCATAGGATCGTAAGCACCAACACCAAGACCTAAGCCTTGCTTGGTAAGATCACCACCAAATGCTACACGCTGACGACCATACAAGTCAGAATTCAGAGCCATCTCAGCTTGCTGCCTTGCAAGTGCATTGTAGTAAGCAGTAGCTTCAGGGTTAGCTGCTCCAATGCCGCCACCTTGGTCAACAGATAAGCCACCACGACCAGTGTTAAATAACCCCTCATTTAATTGAGCACGAGCATAGTCTTGTCCGGGACGTAACAGTGCTTGTTGTTCTGCCATGTACTTAGCAGCAGCCTCCTGTGGAGACGTTGCAATGTACTGAGCACCTAAGTTAGCTAAACCTAAGCCTGACTGAGTAGCTGTATTAGCAAACTGTAAGCCAGTGCCTCCAGCAGCATTGATAGCGTTTTGACTCAGTGCAGACAACCTAGGGTCTAACGAATAACCAGCACTCTCCAGTTGTCCTTGAGGATTGTAAGTGTACTGAGTAGTACCAAAAGCATTGGTAGTGCCCACAGGCTTGAACTGTGATGCAGTCTCAAATGCCCTTCCAGCAGCTTCTTGCCTCTTAGCAAGTTTCTTTAATGCTTTCTTCTTGCTTCCACCAAATAAACCCATTATAGTGTCTCCTTGTTATTCATTAGTATTTAGATACCAGTGGTCTTCATAATATAACAAAGAGCATAGTATGGTGGAAGATTTTGATTGGTTCCAGATACACCAGCAGAGTCAATAGTTAACGAGTGAGTGTGATCCCCTGCTGTTGAAGTAAGACCTAAATTAGCAGTGCCGCCGATAACCGAACGCATATCGTAGTCGGAGTCACCACCGCTAGTTTTCTGCCTCGCAATCGGCTGATTTGGGTTGGTAGAAGGGTCAGAACCATTAATTGTATTAACGGCAATATAGTGATTATGGCTACCTGCGTTACTTATAGTTTTAGTGTGAGTGTGGCTTACAACAACAGCGTTAGCAGTACCACCAGTGGCTGCTACAGCATAAGTAGTACCTGCCCCTACAACAAACCTATCACGTAAGTCTGGAGTGCTGCTAGAGCCATTACATAAGGCCCAACCAGCAGGAATAGAAGCACTAGAGCCTGACCACAACATGATGATACCTTTAGGAAGGACATCATGAACGAAAGCTGTAGTAGCTACTTGAGTGGTATAAGTGGTTACAGCAGCGGTAGTGGCAGTTGGAACACCAGTAAGTAAGGCGTTATAGCCTTCAATCTTAGAGTTAACAGCAGTTGCAATAGCGTTAAACTCATTATCAATTTCAGTACCCTTAACAATCTTTAAAGGATTACCTAATGCTAATGCATCTTTACTTGCAAAATTAGTAGCCTTTGTATATGAACTCATAGTATCTTTCCATTCTTAGCTTGGATTTCAATCTTTTGAATACTTAAAGCAGAACCGTTAATATCTGCTTCGTAGCCTGTTTGAATAACCTTACCTGCTCCATTAGGATACGCCACAAGGGTTTGAAGTGAAATACCATCAGCGTATGCTGCTGTAGTATTATACTCTGCTACTCCATAATATGATACACCTTGTTCAGGAATGTTAGCACTTTGTGAATAATAGTTTTCTTTGAAGTCATAGCCCCACTTCATAGTTACATATTGGTTACTTCCTCCAATAACAACTACAGATAGTTTCTTTAAAGCTGAACTAACTGAAGGAGCACCTAAGTCAGTATGATTAGTGTAATATGCCATACGATAAGAAGCGCCATTGTCTTGGTAAGTAGAGTACGCACCTAAGTAGCCTTCTTTACCTATAAGAAGTTGTTTGGTTGAGGTGTAAAAGAAACTCTTAGGTTTAATGTTATCCCAAGTGGTTACTCTGCTAGAGCCATCTTGAAGTAATGCTTTGTTGTCAAAGCAGTAAACAACACCAAGAGAAGGTGATGTAAGTAAATAGAAGGAATCTAAAGGACTGTAAACAGACTTAACGTTAGCAAGAGTTTCACCACTAAGGCCAGTCATCAAATCATTACGTACATTCTTACTCAAGTCCCTGAACGGAGCAGACTTCTCTTGAATAGTACGTAAGACACTCCTGACACCAGTATCAGACAAGAAGATTAAATCACTACCAGTGTTCTGAATCGAGTCCCTAGCGATACAACCAATACCTGTAATAGTGTCAGATAACTCCATAGTTGCTGGATCAGTAGCACCAGAGTACACCAAAATATTATTCTTACCAAAGATGAATAAGAAGCCATTATGAGCACCTAAGCCTGTAATGACATCACCACCATTAGGCCACACTTGGTCTACATTAAGGCTGCCTGACGATCCTGATCCCCATTTATGACCTAAAAGGATGTCACTCCAGAAGATAGTAGTCTTATTAGTTGCTGAATCAGTAGCCCACAAGCGCCCATAAGCTGAGATTGCTACGTTAGCATCAGGAGGAGCTCCAGATGATCCTGACTTCTCAACAAGCCTACGATAAGTAGTGGTGCTAACAGCAGGATCAAACATTAAAGGATTGTGTCCTAGCTGGAACAAATATAAATGGTCATTCAAAGAAACCATTTGCCAGTTACTGTCAGTGATCGTAGGAGCTGTCCCTGGACCACCATACGTAAGTGTAACTAATGCACCACCAGTGTACCTAAATAAGTTACCATCACCAGCAACAAGAATATAAGACACAGCAGTGGTTGTAACTAACTCACCAATAGACTTAATAGGGTTGACACCTAATGTAGCATTGGTAGTATTAAGAGCGTTCCAACCTTTACGAGCACCTACACGACCATACTTGTCAATAACACAATTGATAGCTTCAAGAGCAAATCCAGAGGCTAAATCAAGAGATGAATCCTGAGTGTTTAGCCCGTAGAAGCCTGGAGCAGTAATACTAAAGGTCTGTAATTGTTGAGCCATTACACAGCATCCCAAGAATCTTCTTCAGGATAACGGCTAGACTCAATAGCAATGTAGTCAGCTAAGACTTGCTTGTACAAAGCGTACATCTCTGACGATACAGTACCACCATCTTCACCACGTTCAACAAGTGCCTTAGCAGTAGCCAAATGAACTACAGGCTCTGAAGGAACTAACATGATGCTTGAATCTGTACTTAGTGATGCTTGAGGCTTGTAGATGTTGAAGTAGATTGAGTAAGCGTTGTCTGGAACAGGGTAGAGATCAACAGCAGTATCACCGTTGTTGTCGATACCGTTGAAGTTGTAATAGGCAGGAGCACCAGTGTTAGGCGTAGGCGTACTGATGAACAACTTAGTCATCTCAGTAGTTGGTAAAGAGTCTAAGTGTTGACGATTGGTTACGTCATAGACTTCTATCAACTTAAACCTAGCACCTGAGCCAATCAAGGTGTAGTTGAAGATACCTGAAGTAGTGGTTGCTGTAAGAGTGTCAGTCAATGCGTTCCAATTGTAAGCATCTTCTACTTGTCTCTTAGCATCATTGATAAACCTACCAACAATCTTAGATAGTACATTTTCATTAACAGTAGATACTTCAGGCTCACGCATGCGTACTAACACATCGTTAACTAACTCAAGAAATGTTGGTAGTGCCATATATGTTCCTTATGCTTTAAATAAACTAGAGTGTGAAGCAATCCAACTGACAAGACCACCAATACCCGATGCTATAGTCATTCCCATCCAGAAGCCTCCTTTAGATTTATTTGCTAAAGCTAATAGTTCTTTAACATCGTTCTTCAGGGTTGTCATATCAGTTTTAAGCTGTTCAACTTCTGCTTGTAACTTCCCAAACTGTAATTGATCCATGTCCATAGTTAGCTGTCACCTTTATTTTATTATTATTATTAGGCTGAAATAGCATTGGCAGCAATGAACAAGTCATCTACTTGGGTATCTGTAAGGTTAAGCATTTGAGCCAAAGTAGCAAGGGTAGGGCTACTACGTTCCCATTCAGTTGCGTTCTCAAAGGCAAGCCTTGTAATGTCATCTTCACCAAGGGTTGCAATGTAGGTACGGATCAGTGGAAGATAACCACCAAGGGACAAAGCAGCGAGGGCTTGGAAGCGCGTCACCGTCTGCGGGATGGGTGGCGGTGGGGCGATGTAGGCGTCAGGCACGTTGCCTTCGGCGAGCCATGCGAGGTATTCTTGATATAAAGTATTTGCTGGGTCAGTAGGAATAAACCAACCGTCGGCCCGAGCGATAATTTCTGGTGTTGCTGTTAGTTTATACATGATCACAACTCCGCACTAATTTGAATTTCACCAGTAGTGTCTGTGCGGCGGCCAAACAACGCAGCAAAGCCTTGAGTTAATCCAGAGGCCACACCGTAACTAATAACCGCACCTTCAAGACCAAGGCCAATAAACGAAGTACTTGTCACCGTAACATCGCCTCCCGCTGCACTAGACACCCTCAATAATCCACTACTAGTTACTCCTGGCGTTGCTCTTTTTGTAACCTTAAACGTAATTGGTACGCTTCCTGCGGTGGTGCTTGTATTTTGCCCAGTACCGATAGATGCTTGAATTGATCCAGTACCAGACTGCGGCAACACTTCATAGTATCTCTGACAAAGTTGCAGACTCAAACCGTATGGAATTTGCTCGAATGGAGTAGGTATTTGGCCAACTTCGAGTTGGACGTCTGTGATATTAAGTGATGCCGTGGCCGTGCCAAGAAAGTTGGTTTGCGTGGACGCCATTACCGCTCCAGATGCCACCCATGCGTTATCCGTAGAAGCAATGCTTGTTCCGTTTCCAGCAAAACCAAAACCTACACGAAGCCCAATACCTGTGTCGGTTAGCCAAGTGCCACTTGTGTCCCCCGGTATGGTGACAGAGTAAGATGCGTTTGCGTTAGTAATAGTAACTGGCGCACAGTATGCCCTGTTGTTTGCGCCGTTTCTTAATGAAACAGTTATTACGGCAGTTGCGCCAATACTGTCTGCTCTTGCCCTAAATGAAACAGTTATTGTTTTTGCAGACGCAGTTCCAAATTTCAAATCGGCTACATTATTTCCCTCAATATATTGAGAAAGATATGCGTAATCGTTTGTACCCAACACCGCCTTGGCTGTTGATGTTTGCAAAAAAATAGTTGATGTTCCTGACAAACTTAAAGTGGAAGATGGCGCATTTCCTGCGGCAACAACCGCACCAGTAGCAAGCGTTGCGCCAAAAAACCTGTCGGCAACATAAAACGCGGTTCCTGCTACGTTGGTAGTAACTGCGCCAGTACCGCGCTGCAGCACCGTCATATTCCCATTGATAATCTTATTCCGCAGCCCCGCCAACTGACCGCCATTGGCAGAGGCCATTTGCACGTTGCCGCTGAAGGTGCCTGTTGCTCCACTAACAGAACCAAGAACAGTATTACTAAATGTTTTGTTTCCACCAATGGTTTGGTCACCAGTTGTATAAACACCATTAGTTACTGTGGCTGCATTACCATCAATAGAGCCTGAAATAGTTGCACTAAATGTCTTAGCACCAGTGATAGTCTCAGTACCTGCAATGTGTACTAAGTTAGTATCATTTACAGATAACGCAGAAGCAGCAGCATTAGTCTCTGACACTAAAGCAGCAGCAGCACTGACTGAGGCAGCACCTTCAGAGACAAGAGCAGCAGCGGCACTAGAGGCTGCATTAGTTTCTGAGATTGCAGCAGCATCTTCAGAAGCCTGTGCAGCTAACTCTGAAGCAGTGGCTGAAGCAGCAGCAGCAGTGGTCGTAGCAGTGTCAGCTACAATACTGTTGGCTAAGGCTGTAATTAAATTGATTTCACTATCTGTAGTGGCATCTCCACCACCTCCTTCACCACGCCAGATCGTCATATCATTCTTCCTCTAATGTGATCTTTTTTACAGGAGCCTTCTTAACTGGAACTACAGGTTCTGGTTTATCAGCTTCCTCTTGAAGTTCAGTGTATGAAGGATTATGACGCATACCGTTGATGTCATACTCAGCAAAGACTTCTAAGATAGTCTTACTAGCATTACATTGAAATTTAGCCATGATTTATTAACCTTTCTGATGTACTAAAGGTGGCGAAGCCACGTCGAAGAAGCACATTAAAAAGGTTCCCCTCTTTTCACCTTTGTAAGGCTACTTAGAAGGGAACCATAAAAACTAACTATTAAGCTGGAACAGCCAGAGCAATAGCAGCACCGTCACGCAGTTCAGCAACGCCGAAGATGGTGTCAGCAGTGAACAAGTTACCAAGGTACTCTTGCTTGTATTGCGTCTGGGTACGAACACCCTTCTGCGTAGCAAGAACCATAGAGTCACGATGACCCATCAGGCAGATACGGCAAGCAGTCGAGCCAGAGGTCGTATCAGCATTGGTCGTAACGAACACAGGCACGCCATAGACGTTACCAATCTCACCGTTACGGATCGTGTTACCAGCGCCAACTTCACCAACGAAAGATTGTTGCGTGTAGGTGCTGATGCCCATCATCGTGTTACGGGTCGAAGGAGGGATAATCAGGAAGCGACCATCCATAGGAACGTCAGCATCATCAAGACGCTGGATCGTGCGACGGATAGCGATGTCGGTGATAGCACCCAAGCCAGTGTTAGCACCAGCAACGTAGGCAGTAGTGCCGTCAGCGCCAGAGAAAGCACCAGAGTAAGCAGTCGTACCGCCGCCACCGTTGAAACCACGGCCAAGAGCGATCAGCGTGCTGTCAACCTTACGAGCAAGAGCGTAGCCAGCGTCATCGGTGTAGAACTGACGCATAGAGGCCAGAGCTTGCACTTCAACGATGTCTTCAATCAGGATCGAATACTCCCAGTGTTCGGTCAAGTTGACCAACACTTCGGTAGCGGTATCGGTGTTCAGTACAACTTGTGCCTGAGCAACCTTAGCGTTAGCAGCGCCGCGACCTGGCTTAGGGATGTGAATAACGTCACCCTTCTTGCCAACAACATTCATCTTCTTAATCAGGTTAGCAGCAACAAGATTGCTCTTGTACGTTGCAACAACCTCGTCACTCCAAATGTCAGGAATGAACTTAGCACCCGTCGTAACGGTTTGATGTAAGGAACCTAAAGCCATTTTAATATCTCCTAGTTTTATTTAATAAAGTTTATTTAACCCTACCCTCGTTATAAGCCTTCATGATTTCATCACTCAACTGCTCATATCTGTCAGGGTCTGTCATGCGTAGCCGAATAAGGTCAGCACGGCGATAAGTTTTTCTAGTTGTTTCCCCAGAGCCACCAACATCTACGCCAGCAGCTTTCATAGCCTGTTTGCGTACTTGTTTGCCAGTATCTGCTACACCTTGAGCTTTAATAGATCGAATTTGCTTATAGGTTGATAACAGTTCATCAGCAGTTTCAAAGTTGTAGTTAGTATCTGCATCAGCGTACATACGAAGACGTACAGGAGATGCTTTAACCCACTCAACAAAATCACCATCTTGTACAATATCAGAGAAATCAGGATGCTTAGCTTGTAATTGATTTTGTAACTGCATCTGTTTCATCTGCTGAGATGCTTGCTTTGCAGCCTTCACATCAGGATGGTTCTCTACTGCGTTCTGAATAGCCCTCTGAGGATTCTCGAAGAAATCCATTTCTGGTTCATCTTGCGGAGGCTCTACTTTGTTATGAGAGAGTTGTTGTTTCAATAACTCATCTGTTAACTTACGAACTTCACCAACTTCTTGAGCTTGCCTTCCAATTAGCTGTTCAGCCTCTTGGTGCATTTTCATGATGTCCTCTAAACTTTTACCCCGATACTTATCAGGAATTACAGAGGGTTGTTGTTGCTGTTTAGTTGCTGAGGCTGCTGAGGTACTAAGGTCATCTACCGACCCTTCTTGATCCTCATCTTCAACTTGTTCTCCATCAACGTCAGATTGTTGACCCAATTCATCATCATCTTCAATATACGCCATACCATACCTTTCTCCTGCCACATAGGGTTCTAGGAGTTATTTAAATGTTATCAGATTCAAGTTACAGACTACTCTGCTTGTTTCTGTTCTTGTTTGAGCTTTTCAGCCCTCTTCTTTACCCACTTATCCGCAGCGCCCGGGAAATCACCAGTGATTCCTTCAAGTTTAATCTGTGGACAAGAGATAATCCTTACTGAATTCTTACTACAATCTTTACAGTCTACTTCTCTGATGTCAACGTGAACAAAGTGTTCATTAAGATGTCCATCTTCACAGAGGAAGTCAAAAAAGCCCCTCATCAGTAGTCCCTTGTAAGATCATCGTAAGATTCAGCACAAATCTTCTTACGGTTAATAATCAAGTTAAGGATGTCTAGTTGTCCCTTACGGAAGAACAGTTCATCTACACTTGATACGTTACTAATATCGTTAATGTTATCCATTAAAGATTCCATGTCCTCAATCAAGAAAGCCCATCCTCTAGAGCCTGTCGTTGAGAATGTTTCTTCGTAGTATTCTTGAAGTTCTTTGTCCATGTAGGAGAACCTTTCTTTAAAGTATAACACATGAGTTACTATTCTAGCACAGTTATACTAATTTGTCAAGTATTTATAGCACTTTAAGGATACACTATAGGGTCTTTGTACAATATCTGCCAAGCTGCTCCTGTCCACCACTTCAGTACGTACGTCTGTGATTGAACTGGTAAAGAGATGTTGTAAGAGCCTGAGTTAGCTCTTAAAGTAATCTGCCTACCTACAGTTGCTGATGATCCTGTTAAACTGTAAGAACCACTAGATGCAAATAAACTTCTTTGAATAACTAAAGAAGCAGAACTTCCTGTAATGCTGTAAGAGCCGCTATCTGCTTGTACCTTAGAGTCTTTAAGCAATGCATTTGCATTACCTGTTAGAGAGTAGCTACCACTTTGTAGGTTTAGATTCCTAGCATTTACTAAACTAGCAGCAGCACCAGTTAAGTTATAAGAACCACTACCAGCATCTAGTACAGGTGTAAAAGCAGCAGGCGTATACGTTAGTGTTGCATCTACGCCAGTTAACGCATAAGAACCAGAAGAACTATTTAATACCTTTGCTGCTTGTAAAGATGCATCAGAACCTGTTACTAAGTAAGAACCACTAGATGCATCTAATGTATATACATTAATTACTAAGGAACTATTTGCTCCTATCGGTTTAGATGCAATCGGGTTTGAACCGATCATGATTTAAACCTCAGGCCAATCAGACCGCATATCGTAATTACATACTTCTTCAATAGAAGTTAAAGCAGCAACAGCATCTCTGTGCATACCAGACACCCCTGCAATCTGAGCCTCCATAGTGCTTAATTGAGATGCTTTCTCTAATACAAGTGCTACAAGAGAGGTTTCACTAATTCCTCTATAACTAGCCTCAAGTGTAAGCATAGGGCCACCACCATTATTAGCCTCAGCAAGTTTTAAGGGCCATGAGGACATCTCAGCAGCGGATGTGCCTGCTGTAATCTTGTCACGCAACGATGCTGCTGCTAGGTCTACGACAGCAATGCGGTTGGCTTGCGCCTCTGCAAGCGTTGCAAACTCAATGTCGGGGCCGTTGACGAATTGGTTGTCTTGGTAGTTAATCATCACAACCACCACAGCATAATCTGGCCGTTACCACCGATGCCACCAGCACCACCGGTTGTGCCAGCACCACCGCCCCCACCGCCGCAGCCAATGGCCCCGCGCCCACCCGCGCCACCGACGCCAGCAAAGTTACTGCCGCCGCCTGAGCCACCAAAGCCGCTCATGGTGTTATTGATGATCCAGCCGTTATTGCCAGCACCACCCAACACCACGCCGCCAGCCAGTGTGTAGACATAAACACTTGTGTAGGTAACTGGGCCACCGGCTGCGTTCAAGGCTGCGGTGCAGCCGCCACCACCCGCCCCGCCGGTTGTTGTTGGAAGAAAGTTGGTGGTGACCGTAGCCCCTACTGTTCCTGTATTGGCCCCGCCAGCACCACCTGCGGTTGGGCCACCCAATACCAAACCAAGTGACGGCCAAAGTGTTGAACCAGCAGCCGCCGTAGCACCAGCCGCGCCGCCGCCTGCTGCACCTGCGCCGCCAGCACTTCCTTGGTTTGAAGTTATCAGCGCACCCGCGTTTATGGAAATGTCGCTGTTTATAAAAATTGCGGAGGCTTCAGCGGTGCCGCCGGAGCCTACTTTGTAGTAAAGAACGCCATTAAACACGCTGGCGGGGATTAGGGCTCGCCCAACGCCACCCGAACCACCGCCACCGCCACCGCCCCCCGGAGCAGCGGATTGCCCAACACCGCCATTACCACCGGGGCCAATGATGGTTGCATAGACAAAATTGGCTGACTTGGGGATAGCCACCGAGCCAATACGGGCGCTACCTTGCGGCTGCAAGATGATGGGCTTTACCCCCGTCTGGGCAAATCCTTGGAAATCCATCAGTAATTTCCTCCCACGCCCGTTGCTTGCCAGCCAGCGGCCACCGTTGTACCAAGCGCCCAGTTGATTTTGTAACCAGCAGGAAGCGCAAAATTTATTGGTACAGACAATTCTTGAAGCGACGCATTTGCCGATGCTGTCGTCGCAGGAAGTGTGACTTCAGCAATCAGGAAATTGTTTGCTGCGGTGGCGTTAGTGCTGCCGTTATTGATCCAAAACCTTCCAACAGACGCTACGTTAGTTCCTAGTGGTTTGAGTTTGATAAACCCCACGAAACTGCCGCTTGCGCCTGCGGTAAAGCAAGTCCCTACAGTTCCAGTTCCGTCATAGACGTTATTGGCTGTGGTTTCTGTATCTGCCGAGACATTCGGCGTTGTCGTGTATTGCGGGTCTAAAGCCATATTATGTTACTCCAAAATTACCTGAGGCTAAAAGCCTTGCAGTTCCAGAACGTGTCCCTTTGAGTGAACGTGCTGAAGGTGTTAAAAATACATTAACAGTGGTTGTAAAAGTTATTCTGCTTCCAGTAGATGAAGCACTAATGTCTCCTCTTGTTAAACTAGTACCATCCCAATGTGCATCACATACTTCCCAATCTCCCGGAGT